GAGAAAAATTATAGTCTTGTGATATTCTCAGGTGGTCAAGATTATATAGGTCAAGGCACGAGAAGGGAAGGTTCAAAAAGACACGATGGTGGCTATGCCGCAGACATGCGTGTTTACAACGACAAAGGACGGAGAATCCACGCGGCCAGCCGAAGTTCTAAAGACATCGATGCTCTAAGAGATTTTGTACTAGTACTTTTAAAGAACGGTATTGGTTCTATAGGAGCCGATGACGATTACATGACTGGTAACCTTCATGTAGATATTGCACATTTAGGTCCGCACAAAATAACAAAAGCATGTTGGGGCGCAAAGAATAAAGATTATTCTAGAATACACGCTCCTCAATGGTTAACCTCAGCATTCGACAATCGAGTTTAAAATGAAAAATATATATCTAAAACCAGACGTTAACGGGTTTGTAAGTGAGAAGTTTCTTACTGTTGCAATATCTGATCAAGTCCGTAAGACAAAGCTCAACAGCTATATTCCAACCAATGCAAACAAACATAAGGTTTATAGTGGTAAACCAGAAGAGTATGCGTTATACTTTATTTCATTGATGAAAGAGTCTTCTCAGCTTAATGCTAACTTTAAGAAGCTTGTTAGATTCTATTCTTCAGCAGGCCGTTTGGAAGAGGTAGAACGCATAGGCCTGTTTAGCGTCAATCCAGTGACCTGTCCTGAAATTGATAGCCAGAAGCTTTTTCTACCTGAGGTTAATATTGCTGAAGGTATTCGTCTTTATGAAGAGTTAATATTAAGAGAAGGTAAGCTTCCTGACGTAAACGGGGTAATTTTTATATAAATAGATTTTATGGGATTAAGATCAGACTATAACGTTAACGAGAAGGTACCATCGATCGCCTCGGTTGATACGGCCGGTCTTTTTGCTGACATCCCTCTTGATTTTATCGCTCATCCTAATACAAAGGACATTCGTCCTATTACAGATATTCAAGCTATCCGGCAGGCCGTAAAGATTCTTGTCTTAAGTAACTTTTCTGATCGTCCATTTCATCCTGAACTTGGTGCTAACGTGACACGCTATCTCTTCGAGAATGCCGACCAGTTTACTGCTATGGGAATTAAGGATGAGGTATTAAGGATTATCAAAAGGCGTGAGCCTCGAGTCAGCAACCCGAAAGTAGAAGTCCAGCTGGATCAAGAATATAATCGACTTCTCGTAACAATAGTTTTCCAAATTAGAAATACAAATACTAACGCTGAGGTATCTTTCTACCTCGACCGAATCCGCTAAAGACCATGGCAATTAAACAACTCAATATTACAGAACTTGATTTCGACAAGATCAAGGATGAAATCAAATCATACTATCAAAGAACTGATGGTCCATTTAAGGACTTTGATTTTGATGGTTCCGGTCTTAATGTTATCCTTGACATTCTTGCGCATAACACACACTACAATGCTGTATTAGCACACCTTGCAGCGAACGAATCATTCATCTCTTCTGCACAGCTTAGAAAGAACGTTGTAGCTCGCGCAAAGACTCTTGGTTATACACCTAAAAGTACATCGGCATCTGCAGTTGAGCTCGTGATGAAGAATCTTAACGCAGCTATCACGTCTCTTCCTGCAGGTACAGCATTCACATCTTCTGATACATTGAATAACGAAACATATAACTTTGTTACGTTTGAAGATACTCCAGTATCAAATAATGAAAAATTTACAGTTTACCAAGGATCGATTAAAACAAAGGAATATATTTTCGATGACAAGGTTTCTAATTTTAAGTTCGAGATACCAGATACAAATGTAGATAGTACGAAGCTTATTGTAAGTGTGAGTGATTCTATTAGTAGCTCGCAAAAAAAAGTTTATACTCAGTTTTCTGAGCTCCCTGGTTTAAACGGTGAGTCGACAGTATATTTTATTAACGAAAATCCAAATGGTAAATACGAAATATCCTTTGGCGATGGAGTGATTGGTAAAAAACCTTTGCCTGGTTCTCTTATATCTATTAAATATTTAACTACAGACGCGTCCGCGGCAAATGGTTTATCTGTATTTACAACATCAGATTCTCTATTTGATAGTGTTAGCAAACCTACAATAGAATCGCAGGCTGCTTCTTCAGGAGGAGGCTCGAAAGAAAGTATTGAAAGCATTAGAGCTAACGCCCCTCTGCAATTTATATCTCAAAATAGAGCTGTCACTATTGATGATTATTCTGCTCTTGTTAAAGCAAACTCTACTGCAACTGCAGTATCAGTTTGGGGTGGAGAAGATAATGATCCTCCGGAATACGGCAAGGTTTTTATATCGGCAAAACCAGGTGATGCGGAAACTCTTACCTCGGATGAAAAACAACGCTTATTACCTATCCTAGATTCAAAAGGAATTCTAACGGTTAGACCTAAGTTTGTCGATCCTGATTTTACTTATCTTTATTTTAATGTATTTACTAATTACAATTCTTCATTGACGAATCTATCTTCTGGAGGAATATCTTCGCTTATAAAAACTGGCTTATTGAACTTTAGTGACCTTTTCTTAGAAAGTTTTGAAGGTGTATTTAGGTATTCACAATTTTTAAATTATATAACTGATTTGGATCCTTCTATTTTAAGTTCTTTTGCTAGAGTTTATTGTCTTAAGAAATTCAATGCGCTTACTAATAATAATAGCACGTATAAACTCAATTATAACTTTCAGTTGGAAAAACCAACTGATCCTACACAGTCATCTATTACATCAACAAGTTATGTTTATGATAATGTCACTTATTTTCTTAAAGATGAAGACTCAACCACAGCCAATGTTAGGAACATCTATAGATATTATCTTAATGCAGATGGTGTAGAAATAATAGATCAGAGAAACGTTGGAACTGTCAATTGCTCAACAGGCATTATTGAAATTTACGATTTTAATATAACAGCTAACACTGAAATTTCAATCTTCACTCGGCCGGCCTCAAATGATGTAGCTCCTAAGAGAAATCAAATCCTTGAAATTGATATTTTAAATACTACGATCGCATCTGATGTTGATACGGTTGCAACGCGAGGTACCGCGGGTGCCAACGAATATGTCACAACCCCACGCGAAAATTACTAATGCACACGTCTATAGCTAGTCATAAACCCCCTAATCACGAGAGAGAAAAGGTAAGAGAACTCGTACCGCAGTACCTTCGCGATTCTTCTGCAAACCTTATCTCCTTTATGGAGGAGTACTATGACTATTTGAATCGTGATGGTTTTGCTTCGTATGAATTAGGTCATATTATTGACGAAAATGATATTGATGTTACGAGTGAAAAATATCTTGACGCCATTCAAGGAGAGATAGCCAAGGTTGTTCCTAACTCGAGTGTTATTGACAGAAATACATTATATAAAAGAATAATACATTACTATCGTATAAAAGGAACACCAGAAAGTATTAATGCGTTTTTCCAATTAATGTTTAATTCAGTAGTTGATGTTTATTATCCAGGCGATAATTTGTTTAAGCTTTCGGCCGGAACATTCGACGACACTTCTAAAAATTATACTAAAAAAAGTGGGTTTGCTTCTGGGATTGACAAAATTCAAGATTCTAAATTTTGGCAAAGCTTTAGTTACCAAGTTAGATCAGACATACCCTTATCTAAGTGGGGCAATTCTTTTAGAAGGTTAGTTCACCCAGCAGGAATGAAATTCTTTTCTCTTATTACAATCAATGCTGTAACAGAAAGCCGATGGGATAAAATAGAAAGTTACGAAGGGACAGATACGAATCCTGAAGGTTGGTTAGAAAGTATAAGGCCTCCGCGGTTAAGAGGAACTTCTTCATACGCCGGTTCTCATACTCCTAGATACCAACCAGGTTGGCTAAGCTCAAGCATAGCAGAACTTATTACTGGTCTAGCTAATAACTACTATCAAACACCTTCAAATGCAAACACTTCGGATCTTAACAGGTCAGTTTTCTTTAATTGCGTATTTAATTTGCCAGCTTCAAATTGGTCAAACAGTATTAATGCAAAGCTTTATTTTGATCGAGGTTTCTGGGATGATCCAGCTACACTCAATAAACTAACTGTATTTGAAATGTCATTATCATCTTTGATCAACGAATACCAACAAGAATATATTCCTAATCGTTTAGATGCTGAAGAAGCACCTCAACCAACAGTTCAAATAGATATATCATAAATGCGTATAAGAACAATAAAACAGACGTATAAATATTATAAATAACAATTAAGAAAACAACTAATTATGGCAGCAATTATTACAGATGACTTTCGCCGAAATCAAGCGCGGCTTTTAGTCAATGACATTAAAGCATCAGGCGATCCGGAATTTGACTCTACGGCAAATAGTTCGAGCAACTCGAACGAATCAAATTGGCCTTACCGAGGAAATAACAGGTACGCTATTGGTTTAGGTAAAGCCGATAAGTGGCCAAATGATTCTTCTAACAATGCAGAAGATAATTCATCATTTATTGTTCCATCACCAGAAGGAACTTCTCAAGAGAATAATGATATCATTAGTAATTTGTTTACTCTGAAAGACATTCCATCTACTAATGTAAAACAGCTTGTTGCTAAAAACCCATGGACAACTGGAAGAAAATATAAAGTATATGATCAAACTGATGATGATATGTTTTACTCTACCGGAGATGTTTATCCATGTGTTGTATCATACTCTAACAAAATTTATATGTGTCTTTCTAACACAGCAGTCAACGGAGGTTTTGGTGGAACTGTTGCTGCCTCAACTACAATTCCAGCTCCTTCTACTTTTGGTGTCACTGCGACTCCAAATAGTGATGGATACGTTTGGACGGAAGTTGCAGGATTCAGTTCAAATGATCCTCTTGCTACGAGCCAATTCTCTCCAGTCGATTCACAAACACTTACTGCTGCGCAAATACAGAAAACTGGAGGTCTACTAACACATATCGGTCTTTCTGATGGAGGTGCAGGGTATAGTTCTGTTCCTACAGTTACACTAACTTTAGCAACAAGCACTCACGTCGCGATTAATAGCACGGCAATTAGCTTAGTGCCAACTGTAGTTGGTGGTGTAATTACACGAATTGATATACGAGACGCTAGTACAAACCCAACTCACGCTGGTTCTTACGAGTATTGGAAAAACGAAGCATCTGGATTTTTAAACTCTTCTAACGCATCTCGTATCGCATATGCAACAGTTACTATTAGCGGTGGCAGCCCCTCGCGAGCGGCAAAGGCCTATGCATCCATTGCACCTATTACTGGATTTGCTAAAAATGCATTGGACATTCTTCCAGCTTGGTTTGTTGGAATGTATACTGACTTTGATGGCACCG